ATCGGCGGGTCGAGTGCTGGGGCGATTACGGGGACGACTGGGCAGTTTAATACCAGCTTGAATGTTGACGGCACCGTCACGGCTGATGGGTTGACGGTTCAAAAAAGTGGTGATATTGCGCAGTTTACTAACGGAACGCGTTCTGCGTATTTTGCAGCGGACAGCGGCGGCTTTAGTTTGTTTACGGGGGCTGGGCAAACAGGGAACGGCCTATACGCCAGTGAATCCGGCACCTATACAGCCATCTATACTAATTCTAGTGAGAAGGTGCGCATCGACTCCATCGGCAACGTCGGGATTGGAAACAGCTCTCCTGCGGCGCTGTCGTGGCCTAACGGGTCAACTGGCGGCTTGTTTCTGCAATCTGGTGGGTTACTTAGCGCCTATAACGCCGGAACCAATCTCAGCCAAAACTATTACTATAACGCTGGCGAAAAGTTTATCGGAAACGGCGGAGCGTCGCGCTACGTTCAGTCTGGGCAGGAGCATATTTGGTCAAGCTCCACTGCCGTAAACGCCTCTGGTGCTGGTGCGGCATTAACGTGGTCTGAGTCCATGCGCATCGACTCCAGCGGCAACGTCGGGATTGGTAGCAGCACTATTGACGGTTATTATGGATCTTCTCCTGCTAACACAAGAGCCGCAATTGCTTATAGCTCCGCTAGCACGAACGTGGATACCGCCCCAAAAGGCTTGGTGGTTAGGAACGACAATACCACGACAAGCAATTTGAGCCAGATGGTTTTTGGCACGTTGAATACCGGGAATACTCCTATTGCCGTTGCCTCTATCTACTCGGTCAACGATGCGAGGACATCTGGGTTTAGCACCGGCAGCCTTGGCTTCGGCACTGTTGGCGGCAGCGGGATTATCTCAGAACGTATGCGCATCGACTCCAGCGGCAACTTGTTGGTGGGGACTACTACTACAGCTTTTGATAATTCAAATTCAGTAGCGATTAGTGCGTCTCAAGGGTACGTTCTTCAAAACCATGTACTTGGTACTGGCTCGGGTACGAAATACACTTATTTTTCTTATAACGCTGGGGAAATTGGGTCTATAACTCAAAACGGTACTACAGGCGTTAGCTACAACACCTCCTCAGACCGTCGCCTCAAAGAAAACATCACAGACGCTAATGACGCTGGCGATAAAATAGACGCTATCAAGGTTCGTCAGTACGACTGGAAGGCCGACGGCTCGCACCAAGACTACGGCATGGTGGCTCAGGAGTTAATGGCTGTTGCGCCTGAAGCCGTAAGCGGCGACCCCGAGTCTGACGACATGATGGGCGTGGACTACAGCAAGCTGGTTCCCATGATGCTAAAAGAAATCCAATCCCTACGCGCCCGCGTGGCGCAGCTTGAAGGAGTTTAACAATGGCTATTGAATACAAGTGGTCCCTCCCGACCCTCGAACGCCAAACCGTTGACGGATTTGTATTTATAGCCCACTGGCGCTGCGACGCCTCTGACGGCGACTTCTCTGCATCGTCTTACGGCACCGCAGGGTTCAGCCAAGACCCCGAGGCGGACAGCTTTATCCCCTACGAAGAATTAACCGAAGCCCAAGTGCTTGGCTGGGTGTGGGCTAACGGCGTGGACAAGGACGCGACGGAAGCTGCGCTGCAAGCCAAGATCGACGCTGAGAAGAACCCGACGACGGCTGCTGGGGTGCCGTGGTAAATCAACTAGGCGAGGTGGATATGATTACTGTGGACGGCAAGGAATACAGCGAGGACGACCTGAGCCCCGAGCAGAAGGCCAACGTGGCTGCGATCCTGCGCATTCGTGAACGCATGGCCGCGCTGGCGGAGGAGCACGAGAATCTCCGCGTTGCCGCCGAGGTGCGGCAGAACACGCTGGCGGAATCATTGACCAAGCCTATCGCCCCAGAAGGCGGTGATTGATACAATTGGAGGGCACACGGACGTGGAGCGAGCCATGCAAGACCAAGCGCACAAAGTCGCCGATGGGCTCGCTGCCACCTCCGTGGTCAGCGCGATCACGGCCAACCTTCCCCTCATTACCGAATGGCTCCAACTGGCCGCTGCCCTCATTGGTATCTGCTCCGGCCTTGCGGCCCTCCGGTTTTACCTCAAGCGCACCAAGGCGCTGGACGATGACGGCCAATAACGCCACCCTATTTCGCATGGGGAATTCGCCCTGGGGCGTTTTCGGTACGCTTTGGATCGGCGAATGGTCCTGCAAGACCCTCGAGCGGCCATGGGAGGGCAACGCCCGCAATGTCAGCTGCATCCCATCTGGGCGCTATGAGCTCAAGCGCCGGCCCTCTCCCCTGATCTCCCGCCTGACCCAGGAGCAGTACCAGGAGGCCTGGGAGGTCTGCGACGTGCCCGAGCGCAGCCACATCCTTTTCCACCCCGGCAACTGGATCGAGCACTCGGAAGGCTGCATCTTGGTCGGCACCGATTACTTTGTGATTAATAACAAGCCCGGCATCGTGAGCTCGCGCAAAGCGTTCGACGAGCTCATGGCCGTGCTTTCTCAGCATGACGAATGGGCCTTGACGATCCTCTGGCCCACCCATCAATGGCCCTAAGCTAAGCCCTGGAGGCAATCATGACCGACCTACTCGCACTGCTCGACGCAGCACCCGCCTGGCTTCACGCCATCACCGCGCTGGTCACGGCCGCCACGGCAGTCACTGCTCTTACGCCGAGCACGGCGGACGATAAGGTGCTGAATATGGTCCTGCGCGTTCTGAACCTGCTTGCCGGCAATGTGGGCAAGAACAAGAACGCCGACGATGCTTGAAGCCATCCTCGTCCTGGCCGTCCTTGGCGCCGTCTGGCGGGCCTATGCCATCGGTGTCAAGCACGGCCGGGAGGAGCGTGAATCCGCCAGCCTCAAGGCCATGGCCGAGAGCGTGAGGAGGGGAATAGATGCGCGGCGCAAAGCAAATCCTGCCAGTGGCGCTGGTGGTGACGATCCTGACGGGGTGCGCAAGCGCTCCTTCCGAGACTGAATCCGCCTGCTTGGTGTTCGAGCCGATCTGCGCAAGCAGGAGCGACACCGAGGACACGATCAAGCAGATCATCGGCCACAACGCCGCCTTTGAGGCGGTGTGCGGCATCGAGGTGAGCTGTCAATGACTGCCCCCATGAAGGTCGAGCCCGAGCTGCTCAACTATTGCGTGAGCTCCACCGAGCGCAAATGGATCAGTGCGACCATCGAGCATGGCTCGATGCTAGCCGCCGCCCGAGCTCTGGGGGAGCACCGCAACAATGGCCGGCAGGCCGTCGAGCGAGTGCGCCTGAGAGCCGCGAAGATGGGCTACGCGCCCGAGGCGGACATGAGGCACCCCACCACTACGCCCTTCGCCGTCAAGGGCGTAAGCACGCTCTACGGCGACGACGGGCAGCCCAAGCTGCAATGGGTCAAGACCGCCACCGATCAGGAGGCGCTCCGCCAGGTGGCGCTCGACTTCATTGAGGCGTGCAAAGAAGAGATTCCCCGAGAGAAGCGAAACAAGAGCAGGCCCAAGGCGGCCGATTCCGAGCTCCTGAACCTCTACGTCATCACCGATTACCACATGGGTATGCTCGCCTGGGGCGAGGAGACCCGGGGCGACGACTGGGATAGCGATATTGCCGAGCGCCTGCTGGTGCAATGGTTTGAGCGGGCCATCGACCAGTCCCCAAAGGCAGCCGGGGCGGTGCTCTGCTTTCTCGGCGATGATCTGCACTTCGACGGAATGGAGCCGCTCACGCCGGCTTCCAAAAACCTACTCGATGCCGACACCCGCTTCGCCCGCATCGTCCGTCTCTGGATTCGCGTGCGCCGGCAGATCATGCAGATGCTGCTTGACAAGTATCCCTTCGTCCACTTAATCGAGGCCGAGGGCAACCACAACCCTGCGAGCTCCATCTGGATGCGCGAGTGGCTGGCGGCCCTCTATGAGGACGAGCCGCGCGTCACGGTGGACCAGTCGCCGGACCCCTACTATTGCTATGAGTGGGGCGACACCAGCTTGTTCTTCCACCACGGCCACAAGCGCAAGATCACAAATGTCGATGACGTTTTCGTCGCTAAGTTCCGCGAGGTGTTCGGGCGGACGAGGCACAGCTATGGGCACATGGGGCACTTCCACCACCGCCACGAGCTTGAGGGCAACCTCATGGTCATCCAGCAGCACCGCACGCTCGCGGCAGCGGATGCCTACGCATCGAGGGGCGGTTATATGTCCGGCCGCGAGGCCCAGGTAATCACTTACCACAAGCGACACGGCGAATGCGGCCGAGTCATTCTCACCCCTGAAATGGTTGGAGAGGGCACCAAATGATCACGACCAACGTCTACGCCCCCGGAATCCCCGACAGCGTGAAGCGCATGGCAGAGCGCCAGGGCGCGCAGATTTTTCATATGCCCGGCCATGGGCCTGACGCGCACCGGATCATCGCCGAGGGCGCTGGGGACGTGTTCGACATTCGCACCGACGTGGACCTCAACCGGGCGCTGAACAGCATTGTGGGCCGGGCCTACCGGGAGCGCGCGCACTATAAGGCCGCGCACGCATGACGCGCATTGAGTGGGAAGAGGACACGGAGACCGACGACCAGTGGGCGTCGATCAGCCTGACAATCGCGACGGACGACCCGGCGCTGCTGGCCAAGGCAAAGCGCCTGCTGCGCCAACTGCTGGCGGAGGGGCCTACATTAGCGGCGGTGCCGAGGAGGGATGATGGAGACGAGTGAGAAGATAGGCGGCTGGGCAGTGGTAGGATTCTTCGTCCTTGGCGCCCTCATCCTACTGCCCGCCCTGGTCCTGGCGGCGCCATGCTTCTGGGCCGCCCTGACCATCATGGATCGGGTCGATTAATCTTCCGGCATTGGCCTCGAGTCGATGGCGACGGCTTTGCCATCGGCCCGCTTCGAGATTAAGAGCCGGGTGGACTTCCCGCACTTGCGGCACTCGACTATTGCGGGACCGTAGGCGTCAACGGTCGACGCCTGCCGGTGCCCGCAGCTAATCCACTTACACGCCCAAGAGATAGTCACGGTATTCCCCCCTTACGTCAGGCATCCAGTCATCTTCGCTAAGGTGCTTGCGCACCAGGTCGAGCCAGAATTCGGCCCCCATGAATTCGATGAGCTCTTCGTCGCTCATGGCTTTAATCAAAGCATTCAACCTAGACTCGCTCGAAGCCAAGCTCATTGTGAACATCCTCCCATCCCGCGAGCCAGGCCATGCGGCGGCCGATCTGATCCATCCCGAAGGGGCAGGTGTCCCGCCAGCGATCCATCAGTCTCGCCTTTCGACCGAGCTGCGTTTCGCGAGCGTAGGTGGGCCGGCGCGGATTGTCTCGGCCCGCGTGGCGGCTCCTCGAATTGAAGGTGATGACCACGGGCGAGGGCCTTGAGGAGCTCATTGGCGAAACTCATGGCGGCCTCCATAGGCGGAGCAGTCGAGCTCAAACTCCGCAACCGAGGGCGGCCAGTAGCCCATGCAGACCATTTCCTCGGTGTGGTCCTGCTCGGCCTGGGCGTCCTCATAGGATTGGTCGGTGGCGATGGCTGCGCCGAAGAGGGCGATGAGGGCGATAAATGCGATGCGGTTCATGATTGTCTCCCGGGCGGCTCTAGGCCGCCTCCTGAACGTCGATAAAATGGGCTTTGGTGGGCCGCTTCCAGAAGCCAAAGAACTCATCGTCGTGGGATGCGGCGAGGGCCGCCACGAAGGTAACTCGATCGCCCTTCTCGGCGCGGTAGATCGCGGAGGGCAGGTTGCCCCAGAGGCGGAAGCCGCGGTCGTCTTCGATGAGGGCCTTGCACTGGGTGCCGTACTGGCTCCAATCCTGGCGGGTGGAGATGACGGTGCCGGTCACCTCGAAGCGACCCGTGGGCACCGGGGCCTTCGGGGGCTTGACGGCCTCGCGGGAAGCGCGGGCCAGACTGTAAAGGTACAGGGTGTAGTGCCCGCGATTCGCGGCCTCGATGGCGCGAGCCTCGCGCTCAGCCTGCATGGCGGCGAACTTGGCGTCGCGCTTGGCCTGGGCCTTGGCGCGATTCTTGGCGCGAACCTCGGGACTGGTCTTGTAGAGCCGGTATCCGCGGCCGCGGCAGGAGAAGCACGCGCCATAGACGACCTGGCCTATGGAAAAGTATGCGTATTCCCCGGTCCCGTTGCAGCGGTGGCAAGAATCTTTATAAAGCATTTTGATTCTCCTCATGCCGGGACCACCCCGGCCATGTGGTAAACCCTACTCCCGCACCCGCCTCGATGTGAAGCAATTCTATATACCGTTTTTGCATAAGAACGGGAGGCTTAGAACCTGCCCACGTGCATCCTCCCACCCCTTCCCCACGATCACGGTGTGGCCGATCTCCTCGAGATGCTCGATCCAATCCTTCTGCTTCGCACTCAGCCGCCCGCCCTGCTGGCGCTTCATCTCGACCCACAAATTCCATTCGGGCACGCAGAGATCGGGCACGCCGGCGCTGAGACCCTCCACCTTCAGCCGAGCCGCCTGCGCGGCGCCAACGTGCGCGCCGTTCGGCACGGAAAAAATGCGGACGTGGTATGTCTGCCGGAACCATTTGACGAATTCCCTTTGCTCCCAATGCTCAGAAGGGCACTTCGGCGAGCCAGTGGGGGCAGGCGCCCTCCGTCGCCGCGAAGTCGGCCGGCGGGGTTTGGTCGAATTTGGCACAGGTGTCTCCATCAAAATGGTCACAGGTATGGCAGCACTGAGGCGGCCCTTGTTCGATCAACTCACGATAGCGCAGCACGTTCTGAGGTATCTCCATGATGCTCCTCGCCCACTCATTTGCGGCACGGCGGCCGGCGTTTTCTTTGCGATGAGGCAGAGGCTCGGCGGCCTCCCCATCGGCCCAGGCAGCCCGATAGGCCCACATGATGCGGCCCTGGGCCTCTCGGCTCAGTGGCTCAAGGACTCGAGACAGGAAGCGCACATCGTCGCGGAGGAGGCGGACCGGGCTGGTGGTCATCACCACTCCATCCCCACCACTCGATCCCACCGGCCATCCTTCTCAACGACCACGACAATGGGCGGGCTGGCCCTGTTCAGCTCCTCGCAGAGCTCGGACAGGGAATTGGTCCACCGCTCGGCCTTGGACTCGGTAAAAATGTCCACGAGGCGCTGCTTGGCCTTCTGGCCGGCGTATCCCGAATTGAGCACCGGCAGGTAGTCCGTCACCGTCGGCTCGCCCAGGTTCTTGGGGTAATACGTCACCTTGATCATGCAATTACCCGAGCGCCTGCTAACGTGTTCGCGCCAGGCCCAATCACTGACGAACACCTCCCGGCGGGCGTTCCGACCCATGATGTCGTTGCCGGCGTCGAGCTCCCACTCGCGCTCGGGCCGCTCCCACTTGTATCCGCAGGCCGGGCAATCCATGACGCTGATGGCCACGAGCTCGTGACACTCCGGGCACGCCTTGACCGGCGCGTCGCCCTTGTCCCGATCCCCCGGCCCACGAGGCGGGCGCACATTAGTGACCGGCCCATGGCGGAGGATGTTGCCCGCGAAGTCGAGCACGAGGCAGTCCTCTTTCCCCGGAGCGATCCGCATACCGCGCCCAGCCATTTGCAGGTACAGCCCCGGCGACATGGTGGGCCGCAGGAACGCCAGCAGGTCGATGGGCGGGTGATCGAAGCCGGTGGTCAGCACGTTGGCGTTGGTGAGGGCTCGAAGGCGCCCGGCCTTGAAGTCGGCGATGATGCGCTCCCGATCCGCCGCGCTTGTGTTCTGGGTCACCGCGCCAGCAGGGTGCCCCAAAGCCGTCAGGCGCTCCGCCACGGCCTCGGAGTGATCCACGCCCGAGCAGAAGATCAGCCAGCTGCGCCGGTCGGCCCCATAGCGGGCAATGGCCTCGACGGCCTCGTCATCCTTGAGCCGGGCCGCAGCCTCAAGGTCGCGAGCATTAAACTCCCCGGCCACCTTCCGCACGCCACTTACGTCGATGCGGCCCTCGGGCGGCAGCTTGGACGACAGGGGCGTGAGGAAGCCTTTGGCCACGAGCTCATCGATGCTCACCACGTCGAGGATGTCGTCAAACAGCGCTTCATCGCCATCGGTGAGCAGGCCCTGGGAAAGCCTGTAGGGTGTGGCCGTGAGGCCCACCACGCGGATGCGCGGGTTGATCGCCGCGAGCTCGTCGAGCAGCTGGCGATAGCGGCCTTGCTTGGCGTTGCTCACGAGGTGGCACTCGTCGATGACCACAAGGTGGACGTGGCCAAGCTGGGGCGCCCGTTTATATATGCTCTGGATGCCAGCGAAGGTGATGGCGTCGATGTCCTTGCGGCCGAGCCCAGCGCTGAAGATGCCCATGGGCGCGTTGGGCCAAGCCTCGCGCAGCTTGCTCGCGTTCTGGGCGATGAGCTCTTTGACGTGCGTAAGCATCAGGACGCGAGCCGATGGATTCTCGCGCATGATGTCCTGGCACAAGTGCGCCACAATGTGGCTCTTCCCCGCCCCGGTCGGGAGCACCAGGCACGGGTTTCCCGATTCATTGTCTCTGAACCATTGATAAAGGCTATCAATGGCGCGCTGCTGGTAGTCGCGAAGCATTACCGATGCTCCTCTTGCAAATCCTCAATCACCTCCCACTCCTCGCAGCCCTTGGGCTCGAAGGATCGAGGGATGGTCGCACCGTGGCGCTCGCAGTAGAAGGTGGCGTCGTCCTTGGCCCTGGCGTAATGGCACGTCCGGCACGACTTCGGCACCGTCGCACCCCCGTGGCAGAAGCCATGCGCCGGGCACATCTTGCATTGCCAATGCGTGGCGTCAGTCGATAGCGGGGGCGGCAGGCGGTCGGACTGGCTGATGCGGTGGCCCCGCTCGACCAGGCCACGGGCCTTGTCCACGTCGAGGCGGACCCGTTCGCTGTAGAGGCTGTCATCGTCCTTGCAGACGGCGACGTACAGCGCCCGGTCGATCTCAAGGCCAAGCATGTACACCTGCATCTGCGCCCAGTGGATCGGCTTGGACTTGCGCACTCCGTCCTTCACCAGCGCCTTAAACGACTGCCGATTGTGCGTCTTGAATTCGGCAACGTGACGCCTACGCGGAGCCTCGGGCACGCCGGATTCGATCACGGCATCGGCCGAGCCCTTCACGAAGCCGCCAAAATCAACGCTTGCCTGAGCCTCGGAAAACTCAATGCCCACCGCCCTCATGTCCTTCATGAGCACATCCTCCTCCATGTGCCCACGGCGGAAGAGGCGGCGCATCCGACCGGGAAACTCCTGCGCCACCACCCAGCGGAAGTTAAGCCACAGCCAGCGGTCGCAATGATGGCCGAGAGCTGACGCCCCCATATGGAATCGGGGGCGCTCGCTTACCTTCTCATGGTGCCGGTCGATCAGAGCCGGCAGGGTGTTGATCGGAGGCGGGATGGCCGCCATTACTTGCCCCAAGGCAGGCCGCCGGAGGGCGGGGGCGGGGGCGCAGAGGGAGCCGGGCCGGCCGCACTTGGCGTCGGCTGATTGGATAGCGCCTTCCAATCTTTAACGTCATTGGAATCGCCGTACTGGTCCGACTTCTGAATGGCCAGCTTGATGGAGAGCTCGCCCCCAATGAGCTGATCGGTGTCGGTGACCTGGGTCAGCCCCATGGCAAGCATGAGCCTGGAGAGCTGCTGGCGGCCGATCTCCTCGGCCTTGGGGTTTGGGTTGCGCAGGTTAAGGTTGCCGAACACCACGCGGCCGGCGTGCGTGCCATCAAGCACGTCATACCGCACCTTGATGTAATTGCCCGTGCCGGCCTTGGTTTCCTTGATGTCGGCCTCGGTGATGCGGACCGTGTACCAGCCAGAAGGTAGGGGTGCGTAGTCGCTCTGCCCGGCATCGGGATCGGCGACAAAAGGGGTTTCGAGTAAAGCCATTTTTACTGCTCCTCATTGTTAGAAAGGGCAAAGGAAGGCCGCCCAGGTTTGGAGGTTATGGCGCCCTCCAGCGCTTTGCGGATGGAATCATCCGCGTTATTCCACTGCCGCAGGTTGATCTCCGGCTTCCACCGGAACAGCTCCCGCAGCTGCGCCTCGAGACCCGCCTCAATGGCGAGCTCATGGAGCGCATCGGCGTTCACCGTGCGGTTGATCCGTTGCGTGACCTTCATGACGTAGGCGCCGGCCTTGACGGTCTGCACGCCTTCGAGCTCCGTGAGGGTCAGGTGTTCGGCAATCTCATCCTCGATTAGCCGGCGCCGGTCCTGCCACGCCTTCTCGGACTGCTTTGCCTCCTGCCAGAATTGCATGAGCTCCTCAAGGGTCGGCTCTCGCTCAATCATCGCCATGCTTCACCTCCTGTACGCGGGCTTCACGCTCCATGGCATCGGCCATGCGGTAGGCGCGGAAGGCAAGGTGGCCCATGGCCGACTCGTCGTCGATGGTGTGAGGATGGTGGGCCAGGATCGCCGCCATCGCTTTAGCGGCAAATTCGTCTCGGCGGGTCATTTGCTCACCGCCTTCCGGGGATCGTCCCCGGTTGCGTAGCGGAGATACCAGAGGGCCTTCTGCACGTCCTGCTCCTCCTGGCCCTTGTAAGGGGCTCGCCACTGGTACTTAAAGGCATTGATCCGCGCATAGGTCCGCACGGCCTCTTCCCCGAACACCTGAACCATGGCGTCGATGCACTCTATGTCGCCCGTGCGATAGTGGGCGGGCTGATTGACCGAATCGGCGGCCACCTTGCGCGGTCTACCGCTCGCCATGACCCACCCCCACAATCTTCGCAATCACCGCGCCAAGGTCCGGCGCCTCCCAAGCATCCAGCTTCCCCGAGCGATCCTTGGCCGACCATAGACCGTCGGATGCGCACATCAGCGCACGCTGGGGCATTCCCTCGGCGTCCTTCTCGACCCGGAGGGCGAGGAGCTCGTCGAAGTAGTAGGGAAGGGACTGGGCCAGCTTGTTCCCCGGCATGGAGGGCGCGTAAAGCATCCGCCCCGCCTCGTCCTGGGCCTTCTCTAGCTTGGCGGAAAAGTAAACGTGCTTGCCGGGAAGATCGCGGAAAGACCGAATCACTGCGCCCATGACGTCCTGAAGCGCCCCATATGCTTGGCGCGGGTCTTTCGCCGTGGCCTTCTCCGAGGCGAGGACCACCTCGGCGATCTCGGAGATGCTATCAAGCGCAACCGACTGAAACTGCGCCGCCTCCGCCGACTCCGTGACCCACTGGTAAGCCTCTTTGAGATGGTCCATGGTCTTGATCTCGATGAAGGGCACATTCGCGTCCTTGATCGAGAGCAGCCCGCCCTCGGCGGAGAACACCACCGGATCGGGAAGGGTTGGGATGAGGCTGGTCTTGCCCGCCCCCGCAAAACCGTACACCAGAAGGCGCACGTTTACCGAGCCGACATCGCCCGTGCGTTTCAATGAAATGGCCATGATGGCCTCCTCTAATTGCCCCGGTTGGCACCGCGCCGGTCGGGGATTGGTTGCAATCCTAGGCCGATTAGGCTTATGGTGTCAACCCTTGTGACGAAACTTTGGGAGACAACATGACCACCTTGGAGGCGCTGCACCACTTCGGGGGAAAAAAGGCGCTGGCTCGCGCCCTTGATATTTGGCCCCAGGCCATCGGCCGCTGGGGGGATAGGCCGCCCATGGCTCGGCAATTCGAGCTTGAGGTGATCACCAACGGGGAGCTAAAGGCAGATCGCGATGACGTCACTAAACGTGCAACAGCTTGAACCACTGACTCTAAAGACCGCCCTGCGCTATGCCGCCATGGGCTGGCCCGTGCTGCCGCTGGTGCCGAACAAAAAGGTGCCCGCCACGGCCCATGGCGTTCACGACGCCACCACCGATCCGGCCCAGATCAAGCGCTGGTGGACCGAGAATCCCACCTATAACGTCGGCATCGCCGCGGGGAAGGAATCGGGCCTGGTGGTGTTCGACATCGACCCGCGCAACGGCGGCGAGGCAGGCTGGGAGGCGTGGCTGACGCTCGCTGGCCATCCCGACGAGGGCGCCATGCAGCTGACTGCTGGCGGAGGGTTCCACTGCCTGGCGCTCTATGATCCGGCCATTACCAGCTGCAAGCTGGAGCAGGGCGTCGATCTGCTCAGCGAAGGAAAATACTTCGTCGCCTACCCTTCGACCATCGACGGCAAGCGCTATGAGTGGGAAGGCAGCCTCGATCCCCTCGATGGCGTCGCGCCCTTCCCCGTCCCCCAGCGCTGGCGCGAGCTCTACCTCAACCGGGCTCGCAAAAAGGTCACCACCGCCGCCGAGCTCATCAAGGGCAACCGAAACGATGGCCTGACCGCCTTGGCGGGAGCCATGCGCCACCACGGCATGGGAGAGCGGGAAATCCTCGCGGCCCTCGAGGTGAGCAATGAGACCCGATGCGATCCTCCCCTCCCGTCCTCGGAAGTGGCCCGCATCGCCCGATCCATCGCCCGCTACGCCCCGGAGAGCGACGTGGCGGCCGAGGTGGCCATGGGCAGCGCCGCAGCGGAGGCACTCCTCGCGAACCACGCCCCGCCGCCGGCCAATGACTGGATCACCCACGCCGACGACTTCTCCGCCCAGCCCGCCGCCATCAACTGGTGGGTCAAAATGTGGGTGCAGAAGCAGGCGCTCATGATGGTCCACGGGCCGAGCGGCGGGGGCAAGACCTTCGTGACCCTCGACTGGCTCCTCCACATCGCAGCAGGACGACCCGAGTGGGCCGGGCTCAAGGTCAAGAAGGGCACGGTGCTCTACCTCGCCGGGGAAGGGCACGCGGGCCTTCGAGCTCGCATCGCTGCGTGGAAGCACCACCACCAAGTGCAGCACCTCGACTTCTTTGTGTCCCGCGACGCGGTGGACCTCAACACCCCAGAGGGTTTGCGCCGGGTCATCGAGGCCGTTGAGGCGCTCGGCTTTATCCCCGACATCATCGCCATCGACACGGTGCACCGGCACATGGTCGGCGATGAAAACAGCGCCGCCGACACCAAGACCTTCATCGACGCGGCCGACACGCTGAAAAAGCGCTTCAACGCCACCGTGCTGCTGGTCCACCACACGGGCAACAGCGACGAGGCACAGCACCGAGCCCGTGGGTCATCGGCCTGGCGCGGCGCTCTCGACATCGAGATCAGCGTGGTGCCCGGCAAGAAAGATGCGCCCATCCGAATCGTGCAGCGCAAGAGCAAGGATGCGGAGCTCGCCTCGCACGTTTGCGTGCAATTACAGGGCGTTTATATTCCGGGATGGTTTGATGATGAAGGAGAGCAAATAAGCAGCGCCGTGCCATTTATAACTGAGTGCGATGGGGCTGATGACAGCGAGCGCGCCGATGCCAAAACAGCTGCGGCCATCAGTCAAATCCAGGCCGCCTGGCGATCCACCGGCGAGGAGTTATTGGACGGTGATCCATATATAACCAAGAGCGGCTTATTATCATTTATTATTGCCAGCGGGGTGTCCGATAAGTCGGCTAAGCAGTATGTGAAACCCTCTGCTAAAGGCAAGCTGGCTAATCTTTTAATTGATTCCAATATTATTAAAGAAAAACTGAACGGCTTCGTGATCGTGGAGCCGGCCTTGGCTTCAAGCCTGCGGATGGGGAGGGCTGGTAACTAAAGTAACTGCTGGTAACTTTTGGTAACTCAGTTACCGGGGCGAGGCGGAGGGAGGCTGGTAACTGGTAACTACTACCCTAAGGGTAGTTACCAAAGTTACCACCCCGACGCGGCAGGATTGGGTTGTGTGCTATGCTCAAGGAGCTGACCCCCCAGCGTCCCCCTCTCCCTCGCTGGGGAAGGTCGCCGAGTGGCCCCGTCGACACCGGGGCGCCTGTTTCCACCTCGGCGGGCAATCCTCGCCCGTTGTCGCCCGTCGAGGTTTTTTATTAGGAGGCTTAAATGCTGGTTTATATATATGAGCGCAAGCACTTCGAGCAGTGGCCAGGAGGCCAGCGGCCAGTGAGGCCCAAGGTATTCTTGCCGAGTGCGGTATTATTTAACAAGACTGCAAATAATTATAAGGACGCCAAATAATGCAAATAAGCGTTAAACATGATTTAAAACAATTACAACGCAACCTTGATGATATTCAAAAAAAACAAATCCCCTTCGCCACGACCGTGGCCCTTAATGATGTGGCCTTCGGGCTGCGCACCCATCTCCAGCGCAAGGCCCAGCAAGACCTCGACAACCCCACGCCGTGGACGCTCAAGGGCTTCCGGGTGATGAAGGCAAACAAGCGCAACCTGAAGGCGATGGTCTACATCGCCGGCTCGCGCGGCCTGCCCGGAGAGAATCAGGACCGCAACAAGTACATGGCCTTGCAGGTGCAGGGCGGCACCCGCGTGCCAGGGCAGAACACCAAGGGCCGGGCCATCGTGATCCCGACCAAGCACGTCCCGCGCAATGCCTATGGCAACCCTAAGGGCCGCAACGTGGCCAAGCGCATCGTGCAGAGCAAGCGCGGCTTCTCGGGCAAGATCGATGAGACCGCAGGTATCTGGCAGAACCAAGGACGCGGGAAGAACGCGACCACCCGGCTCATGTTTCGATACAAGGACTCGGTGTCCTACCGGCCGCGCTTCCACTTCCATCGCTATGGCCGAGCCTTCGTCCGCCAGCGCTTCGGAGGCGCCCTCTCGCGGGCGATGGGCCAAGCTCTTAGGATGGGACCTCGACGTGGCTAGCGCGCCCCAGAACGGCGCACAGGCGGCCCTGGGAGACCCCCCGAGTCAAAGGTACTCCCAGAGCCACAGCCGGCGGGTCAATTCGCGC